AAATACTTCACCATAAAGGAAAGCCATAGTAGTAGTAAATCCAGTTGTAGAAATTGCCGTAGCAGTTGAAAATACAACCGTACTCATAGCTGATTGAGTTAACATATCTACTGAAATATTATCTTTTCCTACAAAAGCTAAATCAGCATCTGATTCGTTTTCTTCATAGTTAAAAAGAATCTTCATTGATTGTACTTCTGAAGCTGTTGGAAACTTATACATTACGTCCAGCGTATTACGCTGAATTAAAATAGGGTCTAAATCTCCCGTAATATCGTTTTCCATGCCGATAATGTTACCCGCTACATCTACAATAAAGAATCCTACTGTTTGACATGACATTGTTTCTAGTGCTGCCTGATATTCAGGACTTGCTACACCACCGTAAAAAGTACCGTCATAAGTTCTAACACCTTGACGAACATTAAACGAAATACCGTCTACATCTTGTTTTACTGACTCAGCTCTTTCACCTACCACACTATTAATAGTTGGTGTTAAAAAGAATCTCTGAGAAATATCAGTATTATTAAATTTACCATCCCAAAAGGTTTGGTCTAGGGTGTCAGTGCTTTTAATTGAGTTAATCACACCAGCATCCGATTTGTACTGGACGAACATTAGTCTAGCATCTCGTGCGAAAGTATCGATACAAGATGGCTGACCGTGGTTTCCCATTCCAGTTTTACATGAGCAAATTGCTGCCATTTTAATTTATTATTAAATTGTGTGTCAATTAAAGGCTGTTACACTTACACCTATATTTTTATACTTTAAATCGTTCATCTATTACACCCCAAAGCCAACTAATAACAGAATCAATACTATTCCAATCTAAAGGTTGGGTTTCATCTGTTAACGGCATTGAAACAGAATCTTTAGTATCTGCTAAATTAAATTCTGCTATCGTTATTTTTTCAGTCAAATCCCTTGAACATTTAAAAATGATCAATTTAGGGTCTGTTAATTTTGTTCCGTATATATCGTAATTAGCCATTTAAAAATTCTTAATATAAGCTGTTGCACCACCTATAGCCGTTTTTAAAACAAAAGTAGCGGCATCAGCCCCCGCCGTATATCTTACCGCTCTTAATGTGTCGTTCTTATCTGTTGTGCTAGTCCACATAAAAAAAAGTGACCAGTTAAAAAGGCGGCTATCTATGTAATCCGTAACGCTGTCATTATAACTATTTATTGATCTGTATTCTTGTAGGGTTGGTACTCTCCAGCCTGTTTCTGTTCCTTTTGTTTCACCGCCTACACTATTCATTCTATTTGTCCAAGTGTCCGCACCTGATCTATTCAAAAACCATCTACGCCTAAAAGCATAATCCCTCATTATATCATTTGGAAACGCTCCCGCCTTTGTTGTTGCAGTTCCTGAAGAGTCAAAAAAACTTCCGCTTACCTCATCCATATAACCACCTGTGTCACCCGCATATCTTTTAAGGTGTCCCCATTCGTTAGCCGTTTTTAAGGTGTAGAAGTCTGTTAAAATTTCATTATCATAAAGATCATCTATGAAGTTTTGCCCGTCATCCTGTTCTAAATAAGCTGTTTCCTGACCTGTTAAAGCCAACAAAAAAGCACTACCGCCAATAGGCACTACCCATTCACCGCCTACCTCAGAACCAACTTGTGAACCTAGAGTATTTTTAACATCTATATCTAACGTTCCGCCGCTTGGTACACTTCCAAATGTTAAAGAAGTTCCATTAATTGTTACCGTTCCAGCCGTACAATTAGGGGTTATTACTGTATCTTTGCACGTTCCAATAGTTAATGGAACATCTATTTTAACCTGAATACCTGTTACCTCATCATTTAAAATGAGTTCTTTCATCCCCTCATCTACAATATAATCACCAAAATTAACGTGATTAACCTTATTAAAATTGATCGAATCTGTATCAAACAAATCCCTCCGAGATTTTAATATTTGTACAAAAGTGTCTAGGTAATTATTGAGGGTGTAAATAGCATTGTCATAATGTTCTGATATAGTCCAGTTTTGTTTATCTGAAGAGTCTAAAAAGAACATATTAAAAGTAGGTGTAGACTTTACCTCTGATGAAGGGTCTAAATTAAAGTCCGCGTTTGATATTTCTACTACCCATATATAAGGCCAAATAGCCGTTTTATTCTGTACCCTTTTTACTAATTCCGCTGATACCATTTGAGGATTACCCCAAACAAATAACGGTTGATCTATTGTAAATGATGAAGCTGTTACAGGAACATCACCACTTAATGCTTTAACTGTTATAAATTCGTTTATTGAAAAGCCTGTTATTTGATAATCTACAGATGAAATAGTTACCTTTTTAAGCGTTCTAAGGTAATAAGTTTCTTTAGTGAATACTTTATACGAACCACCCCCTAAAGAGCTTACAGAATCAATAGTAACAGTTAATGCGACTGAATCAATAACATCTTTTAATATTTTAATAGGGTTTATAGCCATGTCATAAACTCCTTAGGAATACCGTTATACAAATCGTAGTCATACGGTACGGGGTTGTCATCTATGTACCATTGAATTTGATTATAAGTACTAACGCCTAAATTATAATTATCTATTGCTCTTGTTTCTACTATTCTAGCCCGTTCTGAATTACTAAAATTATTCTTAGTTGCACCCGTTAATGACATTGTAAATTGATTATCTCTAGCAAACTCAAAGTAAATAAAGAACTTTAGCATAGATAAAATACCCTCACTTATGTGTTGATGTTGTGAGTTAGTATCTTCATCTATACAAAATGGGTTAAATATTTGGGTAAATTTTGCATCCGTTGGTACGCTTGTTGGTACTGCTGGGGTAGGTGTTAAGTCTGCTATAAATTCATCATAAAATTCACAACCTAAAATATCAGTAAGGTAAATAGGCTCATATCTATCAATATATAATTGTATTTGTACATCACTAAATTCATTAGAACTTAATGATACTACACCTATAAAATCTGAAGGTTGTAAAAAACTCATTAATATTATTTTTTAGTTTTCCCTTTTTCTAAACTTTTAGCAACGCCTTTTTTAATTAGCTTCTTTGCATCTGCTTCAGGTAGATCAATTTTTTGACCTCTTCTAGCACCGTTTAATAATTCTACTTTCATGTTCTTGTTTTTACCACCAATACCCCGCTTATCTCTAAGCGGGGTGTTAGTTGGATTATCAATATTAAGGTGTTTCTAGTGCTGCATTAGTAGTAGCAAAAGTTCCAGTTACAAAAGCCGTTGTATCATTGTTTTGAATGAAACATTGACCTCTCCACTCTGCTAAGATTGTTCTCATATTCTTAGTAAAGTCGTTACCGTCTAATCCTACTTCAACTGAAATAGATGATTTTTGTACTATTGTAGCTTTAGAAAAATCTGCTATCAAAAAGTCACCCGCTGTAATATTTACATTTTCAACTATTGGAACACCATCTAAAGAAAGTGAACCAGCAACCATCATTAAACGCTCAACATATCGTTTATCCGTTGTTGATAGTTTTTCTAGCTTCAATGCTGTTATATCTGATGGGTGCATTTGAATAGTCAAATTATTAACGCCTTGATTAGCTATTTTAATTTGATTAACACCAACAACTAAAGAATCAACATCATTAGCATTATCTACTGTATTAGCAAATGTACCCGCTGCAAAAGCTGTAGCCTGATTAATTACACCGTTCAAGTTAGGTGCTGCGTTGTTACCGTTCAAACATTGGTTATCAATATCTAAGAATAATCTTACTATAAGTTTGTTTCTTAACCATCCAGCCATAAATGAAACGTCATCTAGCATCTCGGTAGATACTTTAAAATAAGCTGCTCTTTTTACAAGTGCTACGGAAGTAACTACAAAGTCATTATCAATTTGATCTTTCGCTGCTCCTTCTGCTGTTCCATCAATAGTACCATCTTGTCCGCTTTCGTAAACCCATTCAATAGTATTTCTATCTGTATTTAGTTTAGGAATTAAACCATAGGTAACTACTGTTCTTTCAGCAATATCATTAACACCTTCAAGTCTTTGAGCTTGTGGCATTGTACCGCCTGAAACATTACCAGAAAGTGTCATATCACCCGCTGCTTTTAAATTCAAATCAAACTTAAATGCGTGTTTACCTTCTTTAGAGCTTTTAAAGTCCTCTGCGTATTCAGCTAAAGCCTTTTCTACTGTACCCTCAGCACCATGAATAGTTGAAGCATCTACAGTATTTTTTCTAAGGCCGTCTAATACTATACCCTGTTCTTTAACTGCTAATTTTAAAGTTTCATAAGACTGCTCTTTTAAAGACTTTACTTCTGCGGATAATTTCTCATAAGCTTCTGTATCTTCTTTTTCTGTTTCTAAGGCTTTAACCCTAGTTTCTAACGCTTCTTTTTCGCTGTTCAATTTCTCAACGTAATAAGAATGCAGTTGATCTGCTGACATTTCTTTTAATTCATCAGCCGACTTAATTTTAAATTCTGTCATTTTTAATTAATTTAATAAGTATTTGTTTTCTTGCTTCTTCGTTGGTCGGCTCTCCGTTTAAAGTGTCTTTAATAGACGGCTTTAAACCTTTGAGTGAATCTTGAAGCTGCATTAATTGAGCAAACATTAGCTCAATATTTTCTAATCTTTCATCTGTTCCTTTGCCGTTTTTAATGGCTGTATTTAAACTTTCCGAAAGTGTTTGTATCTTAGTTAGTATTGCATTATAATCTAATCCTTTGGCTACATCTAAAACAGGTGTTAATTCATTTGCTCCAAATGTAACCGCTGAACCTTCCCATAGTTTAACCTCTGTTATATTAAAAAACTCCCCGCTTGTATCGTTAGTTTGTTTTTCAATCTTACCTTTTATGTAGTTAAAACCTATTGAATGTTCCCGTATTATACCGTCTTGATAATCTCTTAAAGCATCTTCACCCTTTGTTGATCTTCCTAGCTCAGAAATACCAACTAACCCCTTAGAATCTTCGTATAATTCAGTAAATTTTCCTATCTGGTTATCCCAATTATGATTACGTAAATGCGCTATTCTACGATTACCCAAAGAATCTACACCTCGTTCCTGAATAGATTTAGTAAAAGTTCCAGCCCTTATAATGTCATTATCTGAATCTTTAACATCAAAAGCAGATAGATAAAACTTTGCTTTTCTTCCTTGTAAATCTACGTCCTCAACTTTTAAAGCAAGTGTTTTAGCTCCGTATTTCTTATTTAATTTATCTTCTAAACTCATTTTAGTAAGTTTCTAATTTCTTCCTCTGTTAATTTTTCTACTAGCTTATTAGCCAATAAAGGACTTAAACTCTTTAGGGTTTCTAAGGTTTTATTTAGATTACCAACGGGAGCTACTAAAGTTTGTGCATCCGTATCTGAAAAACCGTATTCATTCTCTAATAATTGTGCTTTAGCATCACTTGAAATAGGCATATTCAAAACAACGTTTACACCGTCCATAACTATCTTATCCTTCTCTGCTTCTGTTTTTTGATCTGCTTGTAATGCTTCAACGCCTGAAGTGTTAGTAGTCCACTTATAACGCTTATTATCTCTTATGCTCCATTGTTTAAGCCAAGTATTATTAATATCCATTAACAACTTATCCAATGTTGGAAGTACCGCCTTAGTAAAGAATGACTTATTAGCTTCTTTCATGTTGTTGAAAGTAGAGTTAGCAGGGTCATTGTATAGCCTAGAACTAACCCCATAAGCATTACATAACTGTCTATCTGTTAATACGCTTGATTCAATTACTTTTAAATCTGTGGCGTTCATTCCCATTTGTAAATAAGTCATATCTGTATTAGAAATATGAACCTTATTAAAGTTTTTAACCCCTCTTAACTTCTCATTTGCTAAGTTCGATAAATGCCTTGCTTCTTCTGGTTTTAATGATCTTTCACCCTTATTAGTTAGAATACCCCTAACCCCTTGATTTTTTACCATTATTGAAATGGCTTTTTGTATATCATTTGAACCAGTAAGAGAGAATAAAGCAGCCTGTAAAGGGCTTAAACCTTCGCCACAATTAAGGCCAAAGGTTGTAGGATTAACATATTTTGTGTGGAGTATTTCTTCAGCAGATATATTAAATTGAGCAGCTTTATCATCTATTTCGTATGCCGTTACAGCTTTAAAATAACTATTGGCTGTTAATGGTGTTACTATTCCGCTTGGTATAATCTCCATCTTTTGCCATGCAGAACCAAAACCAATAGATTCTAACCCCCTTTGGTAAGTGTTTCCACTAGACAA